CGCGGCCGGAAAGTCGCAAGCCCTGCGCATGGTTCAAATGCTGGACGGATACCGGGTGCGCACCTCGCCAGAGACGGGCGACAAGGTAACGCGCTTCGGCGGTTTCTCAGCGCAGGCCGAGGCGGGCAACGTCCTGATCCTGCGCGGCGCGTGGAACGAAGACTGGTTTACCCAACTCGAAGGCTTCCCCGAGGCCGCTCACGATGATGACCCGGACAGCACCAGCCGGGCCTTCAATGCTCTCAGCCAACGCCAGACGCCCAAGTTCGAGATCGGAAGCTATTGATGACCGAATCCAATCCCTCAAAGCCGAGCGCCGATTACACCGCGCAAGTGGCGTATTGGGACATGGTCGCGCACATCATGGGCGGGGCCGAGACAATCCGCGCGAACGGCACCAGCTATCTGGCCAAGTTCGAGAGCGAGACGCAAAAGGAATACGAAACCCGGCTCCAGGCTGCGCCCTGGACGCCGCTCTACGCCGACAGCTTCCGCAATCTGGCCAGCAAGCCCTTCTCCAAGGAGGTCGCCACCGTGGACGGCGCGGAAGAGTTTGCGCCGCTGATTGAGAACATCGACGGCTCCGGCAATCACCTGCACATCTTCGCCCGCGATCTGTTCAAGGCGGGCATCAATCACGGCATCGACTGGATCTGGGTCGGGCATACAGCCGTCCATGAGGGCACCACAAACGAGGGCAAGAAATCACTCAAGGCCCGCGCCTATTGGAAGCGCATCCCATCGCGGCGCGTGCTGGCCGTCTATTCCGATACGGTCAACGGTTCGGAAATCCTTACCCACGTTCGCATTGAGGAAAACCACACCGAGCGCAACGGCTTTGCTGAGGTCGCGGTCAAGCAGGTGCGCGTTCTCAATCGTGAGAAGCAGGACAATGGCGATTATGCGCCGGCGACCTATGAGGTGTTCCAGGCCGTCAAGGGCGATCACGGCGTAGAGACGTGGGTTTCCGTGGGTGGCGGGCCTGTCTCGATTGGCATTATCCCGATGGTGCCTTTCATCACCGGCGAGCGGTCTGAGGGTAGCTGGCGCGTGCGCCCGCCGCTCAAAGACCTCGCCTATATGCAGATCACGCTTTTCCAGATGGAAGCCAACCGGGCCGTGGTCCAGGCAAATACCGCGTTTCCGATCACGGTGATGCAGGGCGTTGAGAAGCCTGCGGGCGATGCCAAGGTCACGCTCGGCCCGCGCTCGGTCCTCTGGTTCCCGCCTATCTCTGACAGCGGCCAATACGGCGACTGCCACCGCGAGGAGCCTGCCGGTTCATCCGCGCAATCGCTGCGCGAAGACGTGGCCGAGCATAAGCGCGAGATGCGCGAGGCCGGGATGCAGCCGTTGGTGCCGACATCTGGCAATCTGACCGCGACCGCGACGGCTGTGAGCGAGGCCAAGGCGCACTCTGCTGTTGAGGCATGGGCGCACGGGCTCAAGGATGCGCTGGAGCAGGCTTTCGTCATCACCGGGCTATGGCTGGGCGTTACCGATATTCCATCGGTGCGCGTCCATACCGACTTCGGCCTGACCGGCAAGGATGTCGAGGAACTTCGCGTCCTGCTGGAAATGAACAATCCCGATCACAAGCTGATCAGCGACGAAGCCGTCATCCTGGAGGCGCGCCGCCGCGGCTTGCTTGGACCGGAATACGACATGGACGCTGACCGCAAGCTTATCGACACCGAAATGCCGGGCGATTCCGAACCGGACGCCCTCATCGCCTAGCGAGGCGCAAACTCGCTTTTGGCCGGATCATGCGGATGCGTGACGGCGCGCGGGCCAGATAGCCCAATCTCAGGACATATCCCCATGAAACTGAAAACCGTTGAACTCGACGGCGTGACCTATGGCGCCATTGCGGACGGCAAACCCGTCTACATCTCCGACGATGGCAAGGAAACGGCGTTCGACGCGCCGGGCACAATCCAGACCATCTCCCGGCTCAATGCGGAGGCCAAGAGCCACCGAGAGCGCGCTGAGAAGGCCGAGGGCAGCCTCAAGGGCTTCGACGGTATCGAAGACCCCAAGGCGGCACTTGCGGCGCTCACGACCGTCCAGAACCTCGATCACAAGAAGCTGGTTGATGCCGGCGAGGTCGAAAAGGTCAAGGCCGCGGCGATTGAAGCCGTGGAAGCGAAATACAAGCCCATCGTCGAGGAACGCGCGCTGTTTGAATCGCAGCTTCGCGCTGAAAAGATCGGCGGCTCGTTCGCCCGCTCTGCCTTCATCGGTGAAAAGCTCGCTGTGCCCGCTGCGATGGTCGAGAAAACATTCGGCGAACACTTCACAATCGAGGGCGGCAAGATTGTCGCCAAGGATGCCAACGGGAACCAGATCTATTCCGCATCCCGGCCAGGCGAGCCTGCCAATTTTGACGAGGCGCTGTCTGCCTTGGTCGATCAATCCCCTTTCCGCGATTCCATCATGAAAGCCAAGGCGGCTGAGGGTGGTGACGTGAAAACGGCCAACGGTGCCGGTGGCCAGAAGACCATCAAGCGAGCCGAATTTGACAAGATGTCGCAACCCGACCGCATCGCCTCACTTGGTGATGGCGCGAAGGTTGTCGACTGATTTTCGACTGACATTGCCTGACCGCTGGATGGCGGCGAGCGCTCCGGGCCGGATGGCCTAACCCCCAAATCAACGCCATCTAACGGAGAAACCCAAATGGCTAATGTTCTTACTGACCTGGCAGCCGACATCTACAAAGCGGCTGACATCATCGGGCGCGAGGCGACTGGCGTCATCCCGTCTGTCGTCGTCAATGGCGGCTCCGAGCAAGCAGCTCAAGGCGATGTTGTGCGCTCGCACTACACCCCTGCCGCTGTCGTCAACGGGTCTGCCACCCCGGCGATGACCATCCCGGAAGGCGATGACCAGACCGTCACCAGCAAGACGATGACGCTCTCGCAGATCGCATCTGTTCGCATTCCGTGGACCGGCGAAGACATGAAGCACGTTAACAACGGCTCCGGCTTTGAGACGGTCTATGGCGACCAGATCAAGCAGGCGTTCCGCGGTATCGTGAACACCATTGAAGCGCACGTTGCCAGCGTCGCATACAAGGGCGCTTCCCGCGCCTTCGGCACCGCCGGCACTACGCCGTTCGGTTCCAACTTCAATGACGTTGCCGAGCTTCGCCAAATCCTGCTCGACAACGGGATGCCTGTGAATGACGGCCAGATTTCGCTGATCGTCGATACGGCAGCCGGCACCAATCTGCGTCAGCTTGCCCAGCTCCAGAAGGCCAATGAGGCCGGTGGTTCTGAGCTTTTGCGTCGCGGCACTCTGCTCGACCTCCAGGGCTTCATGCTCAAGGAGTCGGCGCAGATCCAGTCGCACACCAAGGGCACGGCAACCCTGCTCGACAATGTTGGTGGATCTGCCATTGGCGACACCGACATCTCGCTTGACGGCGGCGATGGCGGCACCCTGCTCTCCGGCGATGTCGTGACCTTCGCGGCTGATTCGGCGAACAAGTATATCGTCAACACCGGCTTCACCGCTGCATCGGGCACCGCCATCCTCGGCTCCCCTGGCACGCGCGTTGCCATCACGGCTGCTGATGAAATGACCATCGGCGCAAGCTACACGGCCAACCTCGCCCTGCACCGCTCGGCTGTTGAGCTGGTGATGCGTCCGCTGGCCAAACCTGCCGGCGGCGATGCCGCTGTCGATGAAATGATCGTTCAGGATCCGGTTTCCGGTCTGGTTTTCCGCATCTCGGCTTACAAGGGCTATAACAAGGCGATGTTTGACATCACCTGCCTGTACCAAGCCAAGGTCTGGAAGAGCGATGGCGTGGCAATTTTGCTCGGCTAGTCACTGATCGAAGGGGCGGGGCTGCGTTTTTGGCCCCGCCTCCAAGATCGGACACAAACCCCGATAGGAATCTCCCATGAAAAACGAACCAGTCGAAACCGTCCGCGTTGTGCGCGACGGCCCGCGCGGCTGGCGCTCTATCAGCGCTGCGAAGTATGCCGCCAACCCCAAAGAATACACGCGTTTCGACGCCAAGCCGGAGCCTCAACAGGGCGCGGCCAAGTTTGAAGGGCTGGACGCCAAGGCGCTGCGCAAAACGGCGCGCGGCCTGGGCGTAACATTCGGCCCGCGCACCTCTGATGCGAAGCTGATCGCAGACATCAACGCTGCCAAAGGAGCCTGATATGTCCGATATTGAAACCGTCGTGATTGTGACCGGCACGCATATCGAGAAGATCCGCGCGAGCCAGTACGACCCGGCGATCCACACGCTGCACAATCCGAAGCCGGTTGCCGAGCCATCGCCTGATGAGCCGGAAGCCGACCAATCGCCCAAGAAGCGCGGTAAGGCCATCTGATGAGCTACGGCACCCTCGCGGCCTCGAAAACGTATCACGCTGATCGCGGTAACGCGGCCTGGGCGGCCGGCGATGATGCCGACCTGACCACGGCCCTACTTCGCGGCGCTGAGTATGTGGACGGCCTCTATCGCGGGGCGTTCGGCGGCTACAAGGTCGGCGCGCGTTCGCAGGTGCGCGAATGGCCGCGCTACAATGCAATCGACCGGGCGGGCGATGCGATTTCATCCG